CCATCTTGTCCAGCAGCACCTTGAGCACCTTGTGCACCTTGAGCACCTTGTTCTCCTTTCTGACCTTTGTCACCAGCGGAACCAGTCTGTCCAGTTTGTCCTACTTCACCTTTTTGTCCTTTGTCACCAGCAGCACCTTGAGCACCTTGTGCACCTTGAGCACCTTGTTCTCCTTTCTGTCCTTTAGAACCTACTTCTCCTTTCTGACCTTTATCACCATCTTGTCCAGCGGAACCAGTCTGTCCAGTTTGTCCTACTTCTCCTTTCTGACCTTTATCACCAGTGTCAACTAAAGGTGAACCATCAAAAGTTAATCCATCGTTGGTATCATTTAACTTTAATTCTTTAGATACTTCATAATTATTGTCATCCGCTGCATCCTTTTCAAAGAATATACTTCCTTTGTCACCTTTTATAATAATACGTTCTTGTGCCATTTGTCTATGGAGCCTGTGGCTCTACCTCCGGAATAACTGCATCTTTTCTACCACCTATTACAACCCAATCAAACTCTACATCTGTTTCAGACGAAGAGTCAACGAAGAAACCATCTTCAAGTTTTTCATCTACCCAAACATGATAGGGTCCATGTGGTGTAATACTAATGGTATAATCATCTCCTACTAGTTTAAACCAATACTCTGGCAACTCAACAGGCATACGGTCCATTGCTAAATCAAATTTGGCTGTACCTCTAAAGTATGCTCCATGTTCTGGTCCTTCTAAACATCCGTAAACTAAACGTTTATCATCGTGTATTGGGTGTGGTATATCAAAAGACTTGGTAGATGCTACTAAATGTCCTGTGATATTAACTGCGGGGTTACTGGCCGCAGAGTTACCACCTGTAATGTTTAATGCTGTAGTTCCACTAGCTCCACCCGTACCAGAAACGGTTACTGCTGTTAGTCCAGCAAGCGTAGTAGATGATGCTCCTAAGTCTATCTCTGTAGTTCCGACAGTTACACTATCATTAGCTAGTTTATTATTAGCTATACTACCATTAAGCATGGCGTTGGTTACAGAGCCCGTTTGTCCTGTGTGTATTATATCTTTATAACTGGCGCTGCCTGTTACTGCTTCAGACAGTTGCCATTTATCATCAGTTTCGTTCCATCTTAGTACAGGGTTTATTGCAGTACTACCACCACGGTTTACTTCTATACCTGCACTTTCGGTTGGTGATGTACCTGAATAATTAGAATTTAATTCTATAAAATTATCAAAGACTGTAACAGTCTCTGTAGAAATCGCAGTTGCAGTTCCAGTAACAGTTAAGTTACCCTCTACTGCAAGGTTACCTTTGGAAGTGATTGTACTAGAGCTACTACCCATATCAATGTCACCACCTCCTACGTTTAAGTTAAGTTTAGAAGCAGAGCCACCACTTCTAGCTTGTATCTTAGTAGAGTTTAAACCTATATTAGCAGCGCTATCGGCTCCAATTTGCATTAGCCCTGTTCCATCTGCGGTAGTTAAACTAGAGCTTTCTGCTATATTTAACTCTAAAGGTACAGAAGGATTAGTAGAGCCAATGGCTAAGTTTTGATTAAATTTATGTCCATTAGAGCTATCTAGCGTAAGCATAGCTGTGCTACCACCAGAGCCATATTTGTATAGTATAGCTCCATCATCTAGATATATATCTTTATTAGAGCCATCTATAGCTCCTACTCTTAAATCTCCATCTACCGTAAGTTTGTGTGTAATTTCAGCAAATGCCATGTTACTTGCATCACCTATACCAACGTTTCCTGATTTGCGTGACCTAGTATTTGCTGTAGCATCGGCACTCTCTACTCCCCATACATCAGAGGTAGATGCGAGAGAACCTATATAATCGTAAACTGCATTCATAGATGGTGCCTTTGTCGTTACACCGTCCCATGATGCTCCAAACGTTTCATCACTAACGTTTGCTTCTATTCTTGCTTTGATGTATTGTTTAGAGGGTAGCCTATCATCTATAATCATCATTCGCTGTTTAGCGGTTGTGGTTTTATGTAGTCCGTAATCTTGTTGAGTTTTTTTAACTATTTTGTTTGGTTTGAATACTTTCATGGCTTATCCTCAAAGTGGGTGGCTTATACTATGGTGCCACCCATACCATTATCCTAAGTTTGCTTATCTAATCAGAAATTACAATACAACCAGCTTCTGGCCTTATGACTTTCAATCCATATCTCATAGACATGTATGAACCCATAATTCCGAATCCGGGGTTTGCTTCTTCTACAGTTAGACCTCTTCTCTCGACGTAAGCGACAGGTTTGACGCTCATGTCAAAGATACCAGCTCTGGTCTTTGGTACGTAGGAGTTAACAACAACGTTAAGTCCGTACAATTGTCCAACAACACCGTCGTTGGATACATCGTTTACGTAATCAATACCACCCTTTGAGGAATTTGTGCTTCCGAAAGGTGCTGTGAAGTCAGCCAATTCTAATAGAGTTTTGTAGTGAGTTGGTGAAACCAAGATAGTATCTGGGTTTTGACCTTTTGCACTCATTAACTCAATAGCTTTGGTTACATCGGTTAACTCTAAGTTACCACCAGAAGATGATTCTGAACTACTTGAGTCAGTAGATGCGAAGTAGTGGGTACCAAGTGAGTTTAAGTCACTGAGTGAGTATCCACCGTATTCGTTCAATCTGTTACCGGATGAAGGACTTGCTCCAAAGAAACCACCGTATGGGTAAGTTGCGAATGTTTCAATGTCCGTTTCATTGGTTGATGCTGCTATTGCGGTTGTTCCGAAAGTTGTGTCTGCTAGACCAAACACTGCGTAAATGAAGTGTTTTGTAATGTGTCTTTGGACAGCTCTTCGGGCTTCGTTCAAAGCGAGTTCCATTTCAGAGAATCTTGAATCTTCAATCATTCTGCGAGTAACTCCTACAGCTAGACCATACTCTTTGACTGATACACGTTCGTTTCTCAAGTCAGTGTGTTGGAAAGCTGGGGTTGTTCCTTCTTCAATTTGTTCAAGACCCATGGATGGTTTTGCAAATGTAATATCTACATCTCCACCAGTGTCTGTGGTAAATCGCTCTGCAAACATTTGAACTACAGGCATTTCAGTGACTTTGTAGTCCTGAATTGCGTCTTTGTAGTCTACTAATACCCTGTTAGCGGTTGAGCTCAATGAGCTGTCTGCTATACCGGGGTTTGTTCCTGCTGCTACCATATTATCTTATCTCCTTAGAGCACCATGACCTTTGTCATAGTGTCTGTTGTTGAATTATCTTCCAATGCGATTGCTATAACCACATCTTCTTCTGTGCCATCTGCGTAAGCTGTTTTAGTTTCTAGGAAACCGGGTTTAGCGGAATCTACTGAAAGTAAGTCGCCAGCGCTAACTGCATCTGTGATAGCGTTTATTACAATTCCTCTACCAGTAACGACAGATGCGATATCTCCGTTTGCGGTATCGGTCAATGCAAAACCTAATACAGGTGCTTGGTTGGATGTTGCCAACTTTACTGTACCATCAGTGTGAACTTTTAATGCTTCACCAGCTTCTAGAGCTTCTCCAGCTGTAAAATTGATGATTCGTGACGGAGCACCACCATCATTTACTAATACTGTTTTTACTATTGCCATATTTATTCACCTTAGTTTTCTTCCCTCTTGAATACGATTCTGCCGTTTTCCATCGCAAACATACGTGGGGTTTCGTCAGCTTCTACTTCTGGGGTTTCTTCAGCATCTGGGGACTTACCTTTTCCAAAGGTCCTTTCGGCCTCTACTGGAATAGGCATAGATTCCATAGCGATGCTAAATCCTTCTAGCTTTATATCGTCCCATGCTTTGAGTTCCTCTGCACGTGCATCCTTCCCATCGTCATCGAGCTTACCAAGAGCAACTTCCTTTTCTAGGATGTTACTAACGAAAGAGTTAACACGAGCTTCAGCTTCTGCTGCTTTTCTTGCTTCCTCTTCTTCTTGGAATTTTGATACGAGAGCCATTGCCTCTTCGTGCTTGGTGTTTAACTCAGCATAAGATTCTTTCATCTCTTCTAGTTGAGATTTCATCGAAGCGAATTCACGCTCGGTGATTCCAACTGCATCAGAGACAACTTCTTTTACTTGTTCTTCAGCCATGTTTTGTACCTCGCTGTTTCGCCCGTGTGTGTCACAGGCACATGAACCACTGTCGCTGCCGCAAGAGCCTCCACAGTCTTCATGTTCATCACCGAATTCACGGTGATTATCACATTCCTTTTCAATTGTACATGCGTCACAGACGGGTGTGCGAGTCTCATTATCAATAAAACTCACCTCGATAGGACGAATGTCCATTGCAAACGGTTCTCCTAGGACATCTACATCTTTAGAAAACCAATCGATAGAGACATGCGTCATATCTCCGTTTTCAATCTTTTCTAACACTCCATTACTTTCAGCTGCACCTCTATAAAGTTGTGCAAGCATCTTTACTGCCTTTTTACCATCTTCAAGCTCTACGATTTCTGGGTTGATAGCCTTTCCGAGGAGGTCGTCCTCGGTTCGTTGATGATTATAGTAAACTGGTAGTTCAGTGAAAGTCTCAACACTTTTTTCTAATACGGATGGTTCGATAAAGACCTTTTGGTCGCCATCTTCGTCATGGGGGCCTGACGTTATAGCGATTACTGGAAACTCTATGTGGTCATCCGTATGGATAGGGTCTTCCAAATCCATCGCAAAAGTGCGTTGGTTTTCCTCTCCGCCCCCGGCAGAAACAGCAAACTGTCTGTCAGTTGCTTCATCTACCCTCATGCGGCACATGTTAGCCGCAATCTCTTGATAGTCCTCAACTCCTCTTTTCTTAAGAGTTGGGCCTACTTCTATTATACAACGCTCGTAGTCGTATTCTTTGCTCATTCTTCTCTATCCCCCGTTGGATTAGCAGCTGGTTGATTACCAGCGCTGCGGTTTTCTGTCCTTGCGGACTCTTCTTTTTTATCTTGGTCTCTTCCTCCAGATATGTTAGCGTTCTCTGCTGTTTTTTGCATTTCTACCGCTCCATCTGGATTCAATCCTCTTTCTGACCTTACTTCTCCGGGTGATAGAACACCTTCAGATAAGTAAATCATATCAGTCTTCGCTTTGATGAATGCATCATCTACATTAACCTGTCTAAACTTAAACCTTGCATCTCCACCTAACAATTGTGGCATCAATTGTGCGTTTATAGCAGCCTCAACCGCAGATTGTAAATGTCTGACGTATGGTTCAAATATTGCTCTTGCTTGTTCAGGATTATCAAACATAGTTATAGGAACCTTTAGTGCTACGTGTATTTTCTTCAATATATCGTCTGTATATTTACCATATTCGAAAGCTCTTTGAGTTCCTTGTAGTTCTTTAACTACAATATCATTACCGTGTATAATGTCCTCACCGGGTTCCAAACCATTAAATGCATCTACAATCTCATTTATTTTATCTGGTCCGTAAGGCATATCTGGTAAACCTGCACTTATATCAAATCTACTTGTAGCATATTTATTTAGCGCAGCACCTATATCTCTCTCTGCATAATCCTTCAAATCAACTAAATATAGTATAGGGTGTATGTCACTCAAACCATATGCATAGTCATCAAAAGGATTATTACGATAACAAATCAATTCATTCTCTTCAAAACGTACGGAGTCTTTATCGTCTCCTATGTCTTGATAGTAATACATTATCTGTCCACTTGGGTCTCTTTGAATGTACATATTCTGTGATGACCTCATTACAAGGTTGTCACCAGTCCACTCCATATAAGAAGTCCCAAATATTCTACCATTTCTTAGCCATGTGTATAATAATTGTTCCATGTTTATTTCGTCAAACAAAGCATGTATATTCTCCCTATCTGTATCATTGTCTGTAACTATGTCATATCCATCTTTAGCTGCATACATACAAGGTAGGTCAATAAGTGTTCTGACTATAGGGTCTGTTAGATAAACATTCATATAAGTCTTGTAATCACCTATTTGAGGCTCTTTACTAGCTTCTTTTCTGCCAAAAACACCACCATCATTCTGCAATTTCAATCTTTTTATGATTCCAGAACCGTAACTTCTAGGTGAGTCCTTGTTGAAGGGAGGATTTTCCCCAACAGTTGCAAAACTACGCCTATTAAAAGGCCAATAATCGCTAAGAGCCATGGCTATCATTCCAATATAGTACGATATAGTATATAAAGCTTTCGCCGAAATCTACTTATATACCTCTTAAACCACCCTTATTTAAAGAATGTGAGCGCTTTGAAGTAGTAAAAACAGGGTTTCTTTTACTAGAGCGTCTATTTGTACCAGTTTGTTTAAATGATACACTAGCAAATGTGCCAGAAGATGGTAACATCTGTAGACATGCGTGTAATGCTATAGCACTACTATCACAATAATCATCATGTTTACCATTAGGAGCTGCAATCTTCTCAGTTTTGTTAGCAGCATCCATCGTATACTCTAAATCAATGTGTTCTCTCAACCATTTATTAACTAATTTTGCTTGATTTGGTTCTAAACCATCAGGATGTGGTACTTTTACTAAATTTTGTTGTATATATGACACATAATCACGATAAATCTGTGTTTTTGTACCTTTTGGACCACCAGTAAACACAAATGGTATGAATTGTATCTGTGATTCTACACATGCTACTCTCAAATCTTGTTCTATAGCACCTCCCATACCTGTTGCGTCAATTATCAGTTTATCAGCGCCATAATCTTTAGATATAGCCATAATCCTACTTCTTTGGTATGGAATATCATGTCCACCTGATTTTGGACCTATTTCTTCTAAATAAATCAATCTTGCAACATTTTCTTCATTCGTTTTGGTTGTAGTCCATACAGTAATGACTGTACTGTTGACAGATTTACCAATATCTACTCCAACTACACAATTAGGATGATTGCCGGGTAATTCCATGCCCAATCCCTCTACAAAACACGCTTTTAGTAGCTCAGGTTGAAAAATGTTAGCAACAGACTCAACAAACTCACATTCATACTCAGTTTTCCAATAAATTGAGTCTTCACCCCATTCTTTCATCTTTTCAGCCATATCATCATCAGTATAAGGAGCAGAATACGCTCTACCAGCATTTACAGCATCTCTCCATGTAAAAACCATCCTTTCAAAAGAATCTGCATATCTATCATCATAAAGATAGCGCCACATATGATTATCTTTAGATTTTGGGGTGCCAAGATTGATAAATGGCGCTTTATTTGATACAATAGCTGGTTCTACGTTATCAATAAATAATTTATCATCAATAAGCGGACTTTCATCTACAATACAGAAAGTTGGGTGTTGTCCACGTATAGCTTGTCCCTGATTAGATGGTGCTAATGGGGCTCTACGTAACACAGTGCCTCCTTTTAGTGTTATGTTAGGTTTATTATGAAACCTGTAGGTCTGTACTAAGCCATTTAAAAAAGCATTATCTGCAAAATGTCTATAACAATAATTAAATATAAGTGAAGCTTGGTCCTCAGTTGGAGCCAAAATAAATATTAAATCTCTAAATCTATTAAAGAACATATAGATACATACAGCTACCGAAAGAGCAAAAGACTTGCCACTGCCTCGTGGAGCCAATATTGCTAGTTTACGATGCTTATCAGCGTCACCATCTGGATATGTTAACGTTTTTACTACTATTTGTTCTTGTAGAGGTCTTAATCTAAGAGGTCTTTGTTTGTTATCTATAAGGTAAGCCTCACAAAACGCTCTACAGAGAAGAGTCATCTTCTTTTCATCTTCTCTACATATGTTAAAAATCTTTTCAAGTTTTCTAGAGTCGTGAGCAGCTAAGCCACTAATCGCTGACTTCATCTGGGTTTCTTTCTTCACTGCTGTCATCCATTATATCCTCTAGTATTTTACTAAAGTTCTCACTGTTTTTCTCTACTACAGTTGGAACTTCTATATTAAGAGCACGGAACTCAGTATGAATATCCCGTACAATCTGGTTTCTTTGTCGCAAGAGCTCTGTTCTCTTGTTAACATCCCGAATACATACAAGAATTTCTTCCCAAAGCAAATCCTCAAGCGCGAGATTGCGGGCAAGAAGCCGGACAAGTTCTTTATGTCTTTCATACTCCCCTTCTCCGACTCTTATGCGTAAACGCCTTTCATACCCTTCGACGTCCATTACTTGGCTTCGTCGAGTGCAGCTTTGACTTTAGATTTAACTAGACCAGCTAGTTCATCATCTTTTTCATCCCAAGCTGTAACTAATACATTTCTGACTAAAGAGTCTTTGACGTGTAGTTTTGCTTGTTCATCTAATTTGTCAAATGCTTTCATTTGGGCTTTTGTTAGATTTTTGTCTAATAAATCCATTAACTCAGCTTCGTTGTTCTTTAAATATTTAAAAACAAGTGCTTTGACTGCTGGTACAGTGTACGCGATGTATCCTGCCATACCAATCACTAAAGCAGCTAAAGCCATCAGTAATGGTTCGTCCATTAGAGTGTCTAACAAACCAGATTCTTCAACAGTATCCAAGATAGTAGTGAGGTTGCCCTCATTTGTCTCGTTGGTTGCTGTGTTGTTATTTGTTTCGTTTGCCATAGGTTATTCACCTGCTTTATAATAATACAGTCGCACTATATAAAGCTTTCGTTGTGTGGCCCCCAGAACGCCTAATGCATAGAAATCCTGTGGTCGTGTGGTCCTGTTGGGAGCCACAATTATTTTAGAACGCTAGAGTATATAAAGCTTATGTCTAAGCTGCATCTACTACTAATGCGTATGCGAACTTTGCTCCGACCTTGTGAATGCTGAGGTGGCGTATTGTCTTGGTATTGTCTATTGTTTCTAATTTAGTTTCCAATAGTGCAAGACATGCTCCTAAATTATCAGCTGTTTCTGTGTGGTCATCTACTGCGTAATCTGCCATTTATTATCTCCTTATTTCTTTTTTGCTACTGTTTTAGTAACTTTATGTTCATATGCTTGTTGATTAGCTTCAATCAATTGAGCTTGTTTCTGAGCTGCATCATTATAATCAATAACTGCTTGTGCTTTTATCTTATAGAATGCTGTCTTTTCTGCTTGTTCTTGTTTCCACACATCTAGAGCATCTTTAATTATCAGAAGGGCTGGCCCTCCTAGGATTGCTATTAGAGTTGTATAGCCTTCAATTTGTTGTAGAACAGTTTGGTCTTGTAATCCGTGAAAAATGACATAACCTGCGAAACCTACCCAAAGTAAAACTAAAGGTACAGCAATCATAAACATAAACAAATCGTTAAATGTTACACCTTCTTTTGCTTGTCTATCCATTAATTCAGTCCTCCTTTCTTTTAGATTTTCTTTCGTTACCTTCTTCGGTAATTGTAATTGTAATTTTGACATCATTCTTCGTATCATCGATAGTATGACAACAAACAAAAGCGCTATCCCTAATAGTGCAAGTATAGTTGCTAGCCACGTTAGTATTTCTGTTGATGTCATCTTTCATGTTTTACTCCGTGTCAACTGACGCGAGAAGTGTTATCTATTTTTACGCACCACACCTATATAAAGCTTTCGCTCTTATATACGTATTAGTATAGTAGAACCACCATCCCAAGGTACTAAATAAGATATATCTTTTAGGACGGTATTACCTTCACTTAAAAAACGACCATAAATGTCCTTTTTATTATCTATTCCTTCGAAGTCGCTTTGAAATGCAATAAATAATGAACAGTTGTATAAATCTGGCGTTTGATTTCGTACATCTAGTGGTGTTTCACTAAATCCCCAAGTGCTATTGAATAGTGTGTTTGGTAAATCAGCTGATATTTCTTTATTACTAACCCATTTGACATTTAATCCTCTTAACACATGTTTCTGTATTGGTACTGTTTGTGGTAAATCTACAATCTGAACTTGACCTTTGAAACCTAATTGATAGCAGTGATATACAAAATGGCCTGTACCTGCACCAAAATCTATTATATTATCGAATTCCCACACTGGTTTAATATTTTCATGTATAGTTTTTAGGTACCATAACATTCTAATATTGTTCCAGTTAGTTCTAATTTCACCTAATTCATTATCAAACACCTCTGATATGTCTTTTAATTTTATTGTGTATTCTAAATATTCATTTATATCTTTGTAGCCTTCAAACTCTGTAAGTAATATTCCAGTGTATCTAGGATTATTGCGTATAAATTCATTGAGATTAGATAAAAAATCTGTCAAATCAGCTCTAGCTCCAAAACCTACAGGATGACGACCTTCTACATAATTACAGTAAAGAGGAACTGATGTAACATAAGGGTCTCTTTTATAATTATCCATATTAGTCACACCTTCAGAATAATCTTTAGTAGACCAGATTCCGTGTGTCTCTTTAGTCATCCCACACCTGATTCTTATCACCATCACCTTCTTGGGTATCTAACGCTGATTGGATGTCATCATCACTTAATGTAGCGTTTTTAAACGTATCCTTCTCTCTTTTGTATGTAGATTTACCCTTAGGTTTCCATTTTGGTATCTCTGCATCACAGTTTCCACCGTTAGATGTGTGAAATGAACACCATTTGCATAGATTTTGAGGTTTTTGTTCGTATTTTTCCTCAACTTGCATACGTTCTTTCAAACAATCGTGCACATATTTGATAGTTTCTTTCGCTTCGTCCAAAACTCCTTGGTTTACTTTGACATAAAATGTATCATCAAAGCGTAAATAATTCACTCCGACGAAATTTGGCATCTCTCCCATCTCTAATGTGTATAAAAATGCGTAAATGATTAGCTGTCTGTAGTAATCCTCAGGCAAATAAGGCCCATAACGTTTTGAAGTCTTGTAATCAAGCAATGTGGTTCCACCATCAAAGTCATTACAGACAGCATCCACTATCCCGATTACGGCGTAGTCGTTGGATTTTACCCATTTTTCAGCATATTTTGGGGCTACAGAGTTCCATGCTTGATATTTTGACTTATAAATCTTCCACTCTACCATCTCATTTAGCTTTTTATCTACTGCACCAACAAAATTTTGCAATAATTGCTGAGTTTCTAGCTTCATAGCAGCCATTTCTTCCTCAGTATGTAGTTCAGATAGCCAAAACTTGGAGTCTATATCCTTAGCCCACCTTGTTTGAAACTGTTCTTCCATCCAATCTGATGGGTTTCCCTTCTCCCAAGAGGTAAAATTCTTAAACTTATGCTTGAAAAGGTCTTCTAACACAGCATGCACTAGTGTTCCACGGAATAAATGTATAGTTTTCTTCTCTGGAATCTTAGCAATGTACTTGTAATAGAACTCACGAGGGCATTTGTAGTAAGTATTTATCTTACTTGGACTCAACCTCATGAACGAGGGTTCCCAAACTTCACTCATTTAACACACCTGTCAAGTCATGTTCATTCATAGAACATTCATAACCTAGTGAATTTAACATTTTAATGTATTTACCAACATCAATATCTCTATTTTTCCAATGTTCATACTCAACTTTAAGTTCTTTAGGCTTGATTACCCAAGAATAGGTATCTAATATCTGATATTCAGTACCTTCAGTGTCAATTTTAAGTTTATCTATACGTTTGACATCGTGTTTTTCTATCAGTTGGTCCAATGTTATAGTATGTACATATGCAATACGTTCATGTTCTTTCCATTCTGGGTTAGCGTTAAAGGTGTTCATCTTCATATCTAGATTTCCTACACCTCTTGTCCAACCTTTTGCCCATTTTGGGTCGTAATATTTAATCTTTGTATGAACTGACTCACCAGTTATAGCGTTATTTTCGTAAATACAACCTTCAAATCGCTCTAAGTTGTCTAACAGAGGCTTCACGGGCTCCACAAATATCCCTTTCCAGCCTTGTTGAGCCAGATGCTCATATGTATCAAAGTCAGCAGTGCCTATCTCAATGAAATACTTTTGGCTCAACAGGTCACCCCTTCTAAATCTATCTCGATACTGTTTGTATCTTTTCGGGCTGCAACTTTAAGCAAAACAAGATAGCCAATTAAATCACTTAAGGTATCTTCATCTTGCTCCCCCCTATAGCCACGTGTTGCTATTCGGCTCAACTTATCATCTATCCTAACTAGGATTTGCTCAATGGAGCCTGATGTGCTGAAAATACGCTTCGGGGAAAGCGCACTGTCGCCATACTTTGCATTCTTTTCTAGAAGCAAAGCCTTAATGTCGTCACATACTTTTGCTATTGCAGTTGATGTTTTCATATTCTTCACTTAACATTCAACGTCCCCTCCCTATATAAAGGTTTTGTCCAAGTGGAGCCCTATGGCTCTACTAAGATATATATATCTATACTAAGCATTACGTTAAGAGATATACTAAGCAGCCCCCCAAAAAGTACTTTCAAAATTTCCTCGATTTGTTTAAACCCCTACACATATGAGACAAGGACATACTTTATTTTTACATAGACGGGGGGTACCTACAGGATTTGTGCCAGCGCACCAGCATGTTTGCGGGGTAAC